TGATCCGCTGGGCGAGGGCGGGGCTTTGACTGACTGGTCGGAGCGTGGCCTATGTCTTGACGGCGGCGTGGATCGATGGTCGGTGTCGAGTGAGTTCATGGTCGATGCTATGGCGGCTATCAATAAGGAAATGGAAGAACGCAGGGAGTTGCAGCATGATTACGCTTGAACTTACATTGGTTAGCCACATGACTGGTCGTGATGAGGGTCAGATATTTTTGGTTGGTGACAGGTTTACTGTCACCAGCCGCACCATCCGAACAGGTGCCAAGGTGCGTGACGTTACGGTTATTAATGATGGTCTGTGTCGGCACGATGGGTATTTCGTTTCGGAGTCCTATGAAGATGTGAAGGACATGATCTCAAATATAATAATAACTGCGAGGGCAAAGGCATGAGAAAACGCAAGCCCTACCAGAAGCGGCCTGAGTCCAACACACGGTTGAAGTCGCATGTCCTGTCAAAAGCTGACTGGTATGAGGTGGATCTGATTGTTGAGGTAAGGCGGACGATCCGGCTTAAAGCAAGGAGCGAGGACGAAGCTTCGTTCTTCGCGGAGAACAGGATCCGGCAACAATCCAAGGGGTTTGGGCATCGAATGGATGCCACCATTGGGGACATATATCTTATAGAAGCAAGGAAGGAGCAAAATGAAAGTACCAACTAAGGAACAAATTATCAGGGATCTGCGTATCCCAGAGGTAACCTATAAGATCGATAAGCTTGGTCGCAGGATACCTAAGACGAACATCGAATACGGTGTATTGAGACCCATACTTGAACAGGAGAGAAAAAATGGGAAGACCAAAAAACTATGAGAACATGACGCATGAAGAGCGCATGGAATATCATGTCAAGCAACGTGAGCAAGAAGCAATGGTGCGTGAGGCACTGCTGTTTCAGCTACGCGACAAGTATCCCTCGATGATCGAGAACGTGGAAGCACTGGTCAATGTTGCCAACAGTATCGGCGATGATCTTCAGTGGCACGGCATCGAGGCCGTCACTTGTCAGGACATGCACAAGCTGATTGACACGGCTAATGCTGTTCGCAGGTTGTTTCACTTAGACATCGAGGAGCATGGGTAATGAGTAAGTACCTGCTGATCATGGTCACGATGACCAGTTTCAATGGTGGTACGGTCAATGTGATCAGTACACACGACACAATAAGTGAGTGCCATGTGGCACTCACCCAACACGGGTTCACAGACTCACAGATGCAAAACACCTTCTGCCTTATCACGGAAGACGGTGTGGATTGGAGATTAGATAATGGGCAAGGTTAAAGCTTGGATGATGGATCGCGAAGAGAAGTTCAACGACAAGATCAGTGAGATCATTGGTGAGTGTGAGACATGGCACGAGTTCTCGAGCCGGATGGAAAGCCACATGCACCTGATGGATCACGTCCCACTGGGAGACCTTGTGGACATTCTGGCAGAAGATTGGAGCGAGTATTGGAGCAAGCATCGTGAAGGATAAAAATTTAAAATATGTAGATGAGGAAGTCCGCAGGTTGATGCGTGAGTTCGGTGACCTGATCTTTGATGAAGCAGACCAAGGTGTTGTGGACTCGAAGTGGGCTGAATACTCGAGCATGAAACAACTACAACGAGAAGGAGTCCGGCATGTTCCGCTTTTTTAAACGTCCGCAGTACCAAGTTTCGAGGTTCGAGGTCACAGTAATTTGTACCGAATGCGCTGGACATGGGTACGTTCCGACGCCAGACTTGAACATAGAAACCTGTCCCAAGTGCGATGGTCAAAAGACGATGGACTATCGACCACGGGTCTTTATGAACGGAGTTGAAGATGAGTAACTATTATTCAAAGTTGGTCGGTCGGATTGTCAGGGGTGTGGAGTTCATCGATGATCAGACAGTCCGCATCGAGTTCGGCAACACGATGACTGAGTCGCCTGTCGATATGTTCATCGACAACACAGCCAGCATCAGGCCGCACAAAAAACAGACGGTGATCTGGGGTGACGGCACATGGCAAAAGCGGTTGGACGCAGGGCAGTGTCCCCGCTGCAACAGCAACGCACTTATGTTTGTTGCCAGCACAGAGGGGCGGAAGCACAAGTGCAAGGTGTGTAATTTATTCATTGGCTAGACAGATCTTATCTGGTCATGTTATGGTTTTTAATATCTTAGGTGATAGGAGATTATTATGTATGAGACTAAGTTAATGGCGACTGAAGAGCAGACATGCTCAACTCAGCGCATGGAGTGGGGTCAGGCGGTGCATGTAATCGAGAAGGTTTTGGATCAGTATCTGTATGATTCAGAGCCGGTGTGCGAGGATCACGAAGGTGAGGTTCTAGGGGCATGGCAAAGAATACTTCAGGGATAGATAGCGTCATCAATTGGTATACTCAGAAAGAGCTTGAGTTTTCTGAGCGGGGAGACTTTATTCAAGCGGATAGGTGCATGGAGCATCGGGTCTTTTACGAAGACTTAAAAGCTAAAGTGGAAAGAGATACCAATGAACGACAACGTCATACCCTTTCGCCATAAGGTTAAGAAGATAAAGGAACCAGTGCCCGCAGTGTGTGAGCTTGCAGGTTCGGTGTTCAAGGAAGTGATCATCATGGGCGAAAACCACGAGGGTCAGGTGCAGATGATAACAACAGTCAGCGATCCGGCGGAGATCTTGTGGTACATGGAAGCCGCAAGGTTCGGGATTATGACAGGTGGAGTCGAGGATGAGTGATACATTAGCAGAAGATATGTTGACCGTGACTGGTTTGTACGCAGAAGGTAAAATAAATATGAACGAAGCGACTGTCGCCCTGTCAGAATACATGACAGAAGAAGAGGCGCACGAGATGCTGACCAGCCTCGAGCGCGACAATGTTGTAGAGTTCCCAAAGGGTACGATGGAATTCGCAGAAGATGATGAGTTGTGCAGTAAGTATGTATTTACTCTAACTCTCGAAGAGTTCGACGACCCCGCATAGTTGATGGGTAGGCGGGTTTTTTCCTCCCGGTCGACAGAGGTGGCGTCCTTCAATGCTATAGATGTTCCGTGGTTCGTGTCCCGGTTTGTTTTTTACGCGATCCACACTGAATAAAACCGTCCCGCCGTAAATCATGAGCGGTAAATCTATAGAACACCTCACTCAACTTACAACGAGGATGACATGAAATTTAATTACAAGACAAAGCCCTACGAGCATCAGCACGAGGCACTGCTTAGAAGTTATAACAAAACTAATTACGCCTACTTTATGGAGATGGGCTGTGGCAAATCAAAGGTACTTATCGACAACATGGTCTGGCTCTATGAGCAAGGTAAGATCGACACCGCAGTTATCGTTGCGCCGAAGGGTGTGTACAGAAACTGGGAGATATCAGAAATACCTACTCACTTGCCGGAGAACATTAAACACGAGGTTTACATTTGGACTCCGTCTCCAAACAAGACCCAAGCTAAACGCCTCGAGGCTAGCATTAAAGAGCGTGACAAGCTCCGCATCTTACTGGTTAATGTTGAAGGATTTGCAACGGCGAAGGTCGCAAAATTTGTGGATTACTTCACTCGCGGCGCGACGTTCTTACTTGCGGTCGATGAGTCAACAACTATTAAAAACCCCAAAGCCAAGCGGACTAAGGCTCTGGTTAGCTTTGGTACGAAGGCATCGTATCGGCGTATACTTACAGGGTCGCCCGTTACGAAATCGCCGATGGATCTATACGCGCAGTGTGGATTCATGTCCAAGAAGTTATTGGGACTCGATAGTTATTACGCCTTCCAAGGACGGTATGCAATCACTCGAACCCAGCGGATGGGCAGTCACAGTTTTCAGCAAATCGTGGGGTACAGAAATCTGGATGAGCTTGCTTCCAAGCTGGATAGTTTCTCGTATCGAGTGACCAAGGATGATGCGCTCGATCTGCCGGACAAGATCTATACCATCCGGCATGTGGGTCTGAGCGATGAGCAACTCAAGCACTACATGTCTCTGAAGAACGCAGCGATTGCTCTGCTCGATGATGGTGAGCTAGTGTCAGCCCCCGCTGTTATGACCCAGCTACTGCGGCTACAGCAGGTGTTGTGCGGTCACTTGATGACGGATGATGGTGAGCTAGTCGAGTTCCCAACCAAGCGCATCGATGCCCTGATGGACACGATAGATGAGATGTCCGGTAAGGTAATCATCTGGTCACGCTTTCGGTACGACATCAAGAACATCGAGGCCAAGCTGGCGAAAGCATATGGCAAAGATGCAGTGGTCTCATACTTCGGAGACACGTCAGACGAGGACAGGCAAACAGCAGTTCGTAGGTTCCAGTTTGAAGATGCGAGGTTCTTTGTGGCAAACCCTCAGACCGCAGGCTATGGCCTGACGCTGACCGCTGCAACCAACGTGATCTATTACGCCAACGACTTTAATCTCGAGACTCGAGCGCAGTCCGAGGATCGAGCACATCGTATCGGGCAGAAAAACTCAGTGATCTACGTTGACTTCATCTCGAAGGGCACGGTCGATGAGCATATCGTCAAGAGTCTTCGCTCGAAGATTGATTTGTCGGCGAAGACTTTAGGTGAAGAAGCGAGGAAATGGTTGGATTTATCACCCCGCCGTTCTGACGGTTAGCAGCTTGTTGGGTTGAGTATTGGGAAGGTCTAAACTGATGAGGGTAAAGGTGACATTCATTCGTATCCCGATCAACGTACAGGAGTCTGACCCCGAGTGTTTGTTGGCGCTCTTTGAGAGTGCGGCTTATTACGCTCCCGTTTTTCCGGCGACTTACCGACTTCACATCAAAGAGATGCATTTCGCCTTCGGGTGTGAGGGCTACAAGATCAACAGGACCCTGTTCAATGAAAGGCTGGTAGACATAGCACCCCTGTCCAATTAGCCAAGCTGCTGCTATGAGTTCAGATTGTTTACCATAGGCGATTTTATAATCTGGTTTCATTAGGTACTTGACCCCTCAATTACTATAGGTTAAGACAACTAATAGTCTTACATGCACAGATAAGGATTACAAGAAATGAATCTAAAGAAATGGAGATCAATTGCAATAACCGTCGAGAATTATGAGATCATAAAAAAGATGGCTGATGCAAATGAGCGCAGTGTGAGCAGACAATTAGCCCACATTGTGAAGACAATGGCGGAAGAAGGTAAAGAAGCCGCTTGACTACCTCGCGCCTGCTGATGTAGACACGAGTCCCACACCCGAAGGGGTTAAACTTTGTTCGCGAAAGGAGTATGCGATGAGCGATGTGTTTTCGCTATTTGAAGAAGGCAAGGTCGATGCCGATAAGTTCGACAACGTCGAGAAGGACGGCGCTTCGCGTCTGTCCAACCTCATTCGTCAGTCACTTGATGTACAGCGTCAGATCGAAGAAGCTGAACAGCACGTCAAGGATCTGAAGTTTAAGAAAAGAAAAGTAGATCAGGAAGACATTCCTATGCTCATGGAAGAGATGGGCGTGGATAGTCTGACTGTGGATGGGCACAAGGTTACTATCGCTAACTTTGTCCACGCACGAATCCCCGAAGAAAAACGTGACCAAGCTTATGGTTTCCTGCGCTCGATAGGCGAGGCCGACATCATCAAGAATGATGTGACGGTATCGTTTTCTGCTGGGCAGGACAACATGGCTGGGGCTGTCGTTGATGACTTGCGTAATCAGGGATACGAGCCTGCACAAAAAACCCACATCCATCCAAGCACACTGAAGGCTTGGGTAAAGAACCGGGTTGAGTCCGGCAAGGATTTGGACTTTGAAACCTTCGGCGTTTATGTCGGAACTGAAGCTAAGATCAAAAGGAGTTAGAAATGAGTGATGCCTCTTTCACAGAAGAAGAAGAGCTTCAAGCATACGGTGGTGCTTGGCAATATGATGTTCGAGTTCCTGTCAGTGTCACAGTAGACTTTTCAGAAACAGGTTTGGATTGGAAAGATGCTTTGAGAAAGGCTGTCCGAGAAGAAGTTATTGAATATACACAAGACGATAATTTCGGTTTTGAATTTACAGGGCCTAATGGCCTAACACATGGAGCTAACTAGCTATGGCTGACACAGCAGTACAAACTAAGAATACAAACACCCTTCCTACAACCCTGATGGCTGACTTCTCAGAACACGCTGGCGCTGGTATGGACGCCATCGGTACTGAGGATATGCAGATCCCGTTCCTGCGGATACTGCAACCACTGTCACCACAGATAAATAAGAACGATGCATCGTACATCAAAGGTGCGAGTTCCGGTGACCTATTCAACACGGTCACTGGTCAGTTCTGGTCGGGTGAAGATGGGGTGTACGTTATCCCCTGTGGGTACACCGTTAAGTACCTTGAGTTCCAGCTACGGATTAATGGTGGCGGATACCAAGGTGAGTTGGATCCAAATGACCCAGACTTGAAGCGGACAACTCGTGAAGGTGCCTCGGAGATCCTGCCTTCTGGTAACGAGGTAATCCGTTCAGCCCAGCATCTGGTCATGATCGTGGATCCAGCGACAGGTGCCACTCAACAAGCTATCTGTGACATGAAGAAGACACAACTGAAGGTGTCGCGTAAGTGGAATACACAGATGCGGATGGTTCAGTACCAAGGCGCGAAGGGCCTGTTCAACCCACCAATGTGGGGCACCATCTGGAAGCTGACCACGGTGCAAGAGTCCAATGACCAAGGTTCGTGGAACAACTACGCAGTTGAACGCATCGAGCCAGACGCTGTCCCAGCAGAGGCGTTCTCCGCAGCCAAGTCATTCTTTGAGTCATTCTCGAAGGGTGAGATTAAGACATCTGGTGCAACGACAGAAGAGCAGGCTGCTCCAAAGCAGGCTCCGCTTTCTGATGACGTGCCATTCTAATTAGTGGGTAGGTGAAGCGTTGGTCGGGGGGCCGCGCTACAAGATTGATCAGTCCCACTAATGTTCGTGAAACACTGATCAATCACCCCCCGCTTTCAACCTAGGAGTTCACGATGTCATTAACGCAAAGATTTATGGATGCTTTCGAGGGCTTTTCAGCAGCCCACGGGCAGACACAAATTTCAGAGGAGCGGCGCGAAGGCAAACAAAAAGCAAAGTCTTTTATTGTACGCAAGCCACTCACCATTGAATTGATTGAAGGCCATCTCAACGGCAAGTGTGGAGTTGGATCTATTCCTATTAATGAAGATAACAAGTGCAGGTTCGGTGCGCTGGACATTGACCAGTACCCGCTCGATCTCGTGGCGCTGGACAAGAAGATCCGCGACCTTGGTGTTAGCAGTGTTGTCTGTAGATCAAAATCTGGGGGTGCACATGTATTCTTTTTCTTTACTGATTGGATTAGCGCTGGAGACTTTAAGGACAAGGCTGCGGAAGTATCTGCCGTACTTGGTTATGGTGGCTGTGAAGTGTTCCCAAAGCAGGAGCAGGTTCTTGTCGAGCGTGGTGATGTGGGGAACTTTATTAACCTGCCGTACTTTGATGCGGAACAGACGTTCCGCCCCGCTATTAAAGAAGACGGCGAGGACGCCACACTAGAAGAGTTTCTCGAGCTTATTGAACAGCGCCGCACCACACCATCAGACTTCCTATCACTGAAGCTTGGTGGTACATCGGATCAGTTTAAAGGTTGGCCCCCGTGCCTGAAGACTATGTTCGAGCAGGGCATACCAGAGGGTGGACGCAACACCACTATGTTCGCGGCGGCAGTGGCCTGCAAACGTGTGGATCCAGACAACTGGAAGTCACTACACGAGCAGATCAACATGACCTATTGCCAGCCCCCTCTCGGGGCGTCGGAGATAGTCCAGATTCAGCAGCAGCTAGACAAGAAGGAATACTTCTATCCCTGTGACCAGCAGCCACTGGCCTCGTTCTGTAACAAGTCACTGTGTCGTCGCCAGAAGTACGGCATTGGCAAAGAGGTTATCGAGGCCGACATCAGCGGCCTGTCTGTTGTGTTGTCGGAGCCACGGGTTTGGTTCTGTGACATCAATGGTCGTCGCCTCGAACTCAACACCGAAGAACTTCAGCTACCGATGAAGTTTCAACGTGCTTGCATGGAACACCTACAGTACATGCCACCTACGATGAAGAATGCTGACTGGCAGATCATTGTTAACGGGTTGATGGAGAACGTGAACGAGATAGAAGTGCCAGAGGAACTAACATACAAGGGGCAGTTCTTTGATCACCTTGAAAGTTTCTGCACGGGACGTGTACAGGCTCAGTCTGCTGAAGAGTTGCTGCTTGGTAAGCCGTGGACAGAGGATGGCACTACATATTTTAGATTAGACTCTTTGATGACTTACCTTCAGAACAAAAAGTTTTCAGAGTACAACCGGGGACAAATTCAAGAACGATTAAAGGAACTGAACGGGGAGTCTGAGGCACACGGAGTAAAGAACTTTAAAACAGCTAAAGGTGACAGAAAATCTGTAAGAGTCTGGTGGGTGCCTGAGTACAGCAGCAATGTCGATATGCCCGAGGTTCATGTTCCGAGTAGCGAGGTGCCGTTCTAATGGAAACCACAATCTTCGGACCCCCCGGTACAGGCAAGACAACCACCCTGATTAAGATCGTGGAGTCAGAACTGAAGAAGGGCACACCGCCCGACCGCATAGCCTTTGTGTCGTTCAGCAAGAAAGCCGCTGAAGAGGCGCGTGAACGTGCTATCGAGAAGCTAGACATAGGTGTTGCGGATCTTGAGTGGTTCCGCACACTGCACTCGTTTGCCTTTCAGTGCCTTGGTATAGGAACCAAGGATGTGATGGGTCCAAAAGACTATATTAAGCTCGGCGGGTATGTGGGTCTTGACCTATCATCTCGTGGCGCTATTGATGCTAACGACGGCATAGCTATGCCAGCAGCCACCATTGGGGACTTGTACCTAAACATCATAGCCTACGCTCGAGCAATGATGATTTCTCTTGAGAAGGCATATGCGGAGAAGGGCACCGACAAGATGTACTTCCAGCAGGCTGAACTGATTGAGAAGGCGCTGGAAAAATACAAAAAAGAAACAGGCAAGCTTGACTTTACAGACATGATTGAGCGCTTCATCGAGCAGGATATAGCACCAGAGTTCGACCTGCTAATTGTTGATGAGGCTCAAGACCTTGTGCCGCTTCAGTGGGAGATGGTGAAGAAGATTCTAGTTCCGAGGTCGAAGCGCACATATTATGCAGGCGATGATGATCAGTGCATTTATTCTTGGATGGGTGTTCGTGTCTCAGATTTCCTTAACGCATCAGATGAGAAGATTATTCTAGATAAGTCCTACCGTGTACCACAGCAAATCCAATCCTTGTCCGACGATCTTGTCAAGCGGTTACGTCAGCGCCAGCAAAAAATTTGGAAACCCACCGAAAGGAACGGGCATGTCACTTGGCACCGTGATATACTTGATGTGGACCTAACCAACGGCGAATGGTTGATACTTGCTAGGACGAACTATATTGCAAATATGGTTGCGCGTAATCTCTACGACCAAGGATACCTTTACTGGTATCAAGGCCGTGGTTGGTCCATCTCTCCCAATGTATTAACTGGTATCGAGGTGTGGCTCAGACTATGCAAAGGACATTATCTTTCTGCGAAGGAACTGAAGGAATTTTCAAAAAGCTTATCGAGTGGCGCGGCTACCAAAGCTGGCAAGAAAAACCTCGAGGCTTTGGACCCAGAGCTAACTTACACGCTAGAAGATATACTACCGAATCTAGACCCCCAGATATCCAGCCAGAGCAAATGGCACGAAGTGATCAAGGTCAGCGAGAGGGAGCGGATCTACATTACTTCTGTACGTCGGATGGGCGAGTCTATCTTATCGGGCAAGCCGAGGATTCGGATATCGACGATTCACAAAGCCAAAGGTGGCGAGGCGGATAACGTCGCTCTACTTCTAGACTCTTCAAAAGCATGCACTGAATCAATAGATCAGGACGGCGAAATACGCACGTTCTACGTTGGTATGACTCGCGCTCGAAAGGGGCTTCATTTAATTGAATCACAGAACAGGTATGGGTTTGAGATATGACACAGATAAGAAAGCAATGGCGTAGATTTCACGAGGAAAACCCCGAGGTTTACACACTATTCAAAAAATTCTCGTTTGAATTAATTTCTGTGGGATTCCAGAACTATTCATCTAAGTCTGTGTTTGAAAGAATACGCTGGCACACCGACGTGCAAACCAGAAACACTAAGTTTAAGTTGAACAATAATTACACGGCCTACTATGCGCGGCTGTTTAATGTAGACCACCCGCAACACAACACCTTTTTTAGAACAAGACAAACATCCAGTCAGGAGATGGACGATGAATAGGGCAGAAGTATTAGACACAGCCAAGGGTTATGTGACACAGGATCGTGCATCTCAGCATGGCAACATGGAAGATAACTTCTGTAACATCGAGACCGTCTGGTACTGGTGGGATAGCATCAAGCCTGATGACCTGCCTGTAGGTGCAGACTGTGCGGTCAAGATGACCCTGCTCAAGATTGCGCGTATAGCCTCGAATCCAAGACATGCGGACAACTGGGTCGATGCTTGCGGTTACATGGCATGTGGTGGTGAGGTAGCAACAAAAGATGAGTGAGCATCAGTTCAGTTTTATAGAGCACCCCAAACACAGAGATGAGTTTCCTATTATGAAACACAGTGCGGACATAGAAGATCAAGAAGAGATCAAGAAGCAGGCGTCTATGCCTATGGCGGAAGACTGGCAGCCACCATCAACCCTGCCTGACTTGTCTCAGTATAAACGGATTGCTGTTGACCTCGAGACTAAAGACCCCAACTTGATGCGCCTTGGTCCGGGCTGGGTGCGTAAGGATGGATACATCATCGGCATTGCTGTAGCCGCTGGCGAAAGTTCTTGGTACTTCCCCATCAAGCACGAAGGCGGTGGTAACATGCCGCGCACACCTGTGATGAAGTGGCTTGAAAAGTTGATGGCTGATGAGTCCAGCGAAAAGATATTCCACAATGCTCTGTATGACCTCGGCTGGCTACGCGCCGAAGGGATCGAGGTTCGAGGACGGGTGATCGACACTATGATAGCCGCGCCACTGCTTAACGAGAACGAGCGGTACTACAACCTGAACTCTGTGGCTGGGCGCTACCTCAACGAATATAAGAACGAGCGTATGCTCAAGCATGCGGCAAGCTTCTTCAACGTAGATCCAAAGTCAGAGATGTGGAAGCTGCCATCGACCTTTGTTGGGGCATACGCCGAGCAGGATGCCGGGGTGACTCTGCGGCTGTGGGATCGTCTGCGTACAGAGATAGAGAAAGACGAAGTTGTCGGTATCTTTGACCTCGAGAATAGCCTGCTACCGTGTCTACTGGACATGCGGACAAAAGGTGTGCGGGTTGATTTAGACGCCGCTGAACGAGCGCGTAAGCTCCTGCAAACCAGAGAGAAGGACTTACTTAAAGAAATAAAGGAAGAGACTGGCGTCGCCATCGAGCCGTGGGTGGCTACATCTGTGGCAAAGGCGTTTGATGCCCTTGGGCTTCAGTACCATAGGACAGAGAAGACGGGCGCTCCCGCCTTTACAAAACAGTTTCTGGCGAACCACGCGCATCCAGTGGCACAGAAGATTGTAAAGCTGCGCGAGTTTAACAAGGCCAACACGACCTTTATTGAAACAATACTTGAGCATTCGCATGAGGGGCGTATCCATTGTGAGTTTCATCCTTTGCGTACTGATGAGGGCGGCACGGTAACAGGTCGCTTTTCTTCGAGCAATCCCAATCTACAGCAGATCCCGGCGCGTGACCCTGAGATTAAGAAGATGATCCGTGGTTTATTTATACCAGAAGAAGGCTGCAAGTGGGGAAGTTTTGACTACGCCTCACAGGAACCACGTTGGCTGGCACACTACTGCGCTAGTCTGGGCGAGGCTGCGCGGCACCCAGAGATTGATAATGTCGTGGCTATGTACCACGCTGGCGACGCTGACTTCCACCAGATGGTGGCGGACCTTGCAGGCATCAGCCGTAAAGAAGCCAAGACAGTCAACCTCGGCATCATGTACGGCATGGGTAAGAAGAAGCTTGCCGGAACATTAGATATCAGCGAGGACGATGCGACAACATTGCTGGCCCAATACAATGATAAGGTCCCATTTGTTCGTGGATTAGCAGATATGGCATCTGCTGCTGCTGAAAAGAACGGTCACATTCGGACCTATCTGGGGCGTAAGTGCCGCTTTGACAGGTGGGAACCGAAGGCGTATGGTTATCATAAGCCGTTGAAGCTGGAAGAAGCTGTAAAGGAATATGGTAGCCGACAAGCTATCCGTCCTGCTTTTACATATAAGGCGCTGAACAAACTGATTCAAGGTTCGAGCGCCGACCAGACTAAGAAAGCAATGCTCACCTGCTACAACGAAGGGCTTGTGCCAATGCTTACAGTGCATGATGAGTTGTGCTTCAGCATCGAGGATCAAGGACAGGCGGACAGGATTGTAGAGATCATGTCAACCTGTGTAGAAGGGCTGAAGATACCCTTCGATGTTGACGCGGAACTTGGTGATAACTGGGGGGAAGTGGGATGAACTGCTGGCATTGCGGGTTTAACTTAACTTGGGGCGGTGATCACGATCTCGAAGAAGAGGATGAAGATTACTGCATGGTAACCAATCTTAGTTGCGGTAACTGCGAAGCGTTTGTGCTTGTGTATTTACCAAAGGATGGAGAACAAGATGTTCGAGGCGATGGTACTGGTCTGCCTAGCGGGTGACTTAAATAATTGTTTTGCGGCTGATGATACACGCGGCCCCTACAAGACTATAAATCAGTGTATTGATAGAACCACTGAGATGGCAGCGCAGCTAGTTACGATAAACGAAGATCATGTTGTAATGGGTGTGCGCTGCGATCCGACTAAACCACCCGAAGGTGTGGAAACCTGACAGGTTTCACCCTGACAACAGTCATCAATCACAGCTTTACAGTAGTGACACTGCCCGTGCCCGTGCACCTGAACCACTTTTAGGGGTGATTGACAGCGCGGACAGCGATTCTCAGGGACTTGAGGGTGTATTGGTACGGTCATTGTAAATTAGCTCGACGAGAATCGATGTTTTTATCTAACAATTTCAGTGATTTACAACTAGGGAAAATAAGAGTTTTATTTCCCTAGTTGTCTTGTGCTAGGGCGCGGATGCGCTTGACCAGCCTCTTAGCCCGGTTCGGAACCTGATCATGCCACCTCGAATCGACCATCTCATCTGCCGCACGGTGCCAATCTCGCTCATCAGCCCCAGCTTTCATGCCTTTGAACTTGGACAGGCGCGGGTAGCCGAGGTTGAAGCACATGTTGGCGATGACCAACTGGGCCTCTTCTGGTAGCTCGTCGAAGTCGTCGTACAGTCTGTGGCAATCCTCGATGGTTACAAGGATGTCCAGATCAAAAGCCTGCCGCACCCGCTCCTCTGATACAGGTGTGCCGACTGGTTGTCCGTGCTCCGGGTCTGCA